AGCTTTCAGACTTTTTAGCTAAGGCTTCGCCAACTTTTCGTTGGGCAGACATAGCTCTTCCTGCGTTCCATGCTCCACCTATTGTCTCAAAAACTTTTCCTGCTATAAGCATTCCGGTCATTGAGGTTGCTGTATTTACAATTCCTTCTCGTCCAATTTCACCAACAACCCCAGCGCCGGCTCCTCTGCTTCCTGCCATCAACATATCGACAGCGGTAAAGCCTAAGCCTGAGGCGGCAATGCCTGTCATGCCTCCAAAGTATGATGCAGTTGTAACTGCATTACGAAGTTTTCCTGACATTGGATCTTCAGGATTATACATCTTGTATGTTGCCAAGGGACTAGATCTATTTGGATCATTGGTTAATTCATATTCAGAATAAGGAGTAGTTTTTCCTGCAAGATCAAAAGCTTCTGCTTCTCCAAAGATATCTGTTGCGATTTGATATGTTAGAGCAGCTGTTCCAAGCATGCCAAGTATTTTTGATTTTGTAAAATGCTTGGCATATTTAGGATCTAGCTTGGCTTCTGCAATGCTTTTAAAGCTACCTTTTGAAAGATCGCTTCCCATTTCTGTTGCTATTCGTAGTTGTGTTTTAGTCCATCGACTTCCTGAAGCTCCCTGGATAATACCTTTTGATCCAATAGGAGCACCTTTATTAAAAAAACCATACACGTCTCTTTCTTTACCAGCAAGGACTTGTTTGACTCTTGTTTTTCTCCAGGTCGCATCCCATTGTGCTTTATTTTTTAGGGATTTTATTGTTGCTTTTGTATTACTTATTGGTTGTGATCCAAATAGATAGTCTTGAGTGTAAGAATTCATAGGGTCTACAATTGGAGGTCTTGGTAATTTTGGCATTTGTCTGTCGACATTGCTATAATATGTTTCTGCTCTAAGAATTTCTCTTTCTCTAATTTCTCTCCATGTAAGTTTAGCGTGAGGGCTTGTTGGATTTTCTGCAAACTTGTCTCGAAAAGCTTGGATAGATTTTTCTGAAGAGGGAAGCATTTGTTTGTTGCGGGCCCATTCTAGGGGACGAGATTTACCGCTAGGCATCTCGCCCCATTTAACAACCGTGGTAGTTTCTTGATCGCGGATAAAGTCATCAAGGGTAAGATTATACGCACTACCCCATTTATAAAAAGAGTTTGCTAATTGTCCTCTGTAAGCTATATCTTTGGCGAAGTTTAACTTTCTTAACCAAGATGTTTCTCCGGGCTGGATTGGCCAATAAGCTGGACTCATTAAACAACTCCTTTAGTACTAGCGCGGTTCTCCTTTAACAACTTCGAGCTTCCCTTCCCCTAGGGTGTCTTTTACTCTTTCGATAAGAGTGGTCCAGCCCTGAAGTTCAGGGAAGCTCATGTTTAAAACTTCATCTTTAGTGAAACCATAATACCTAATTAGTATTGCGGCCTCTAAGACTTCAGGGCTTCGGTGAAAGATTCAAGAATCTTTTTAAAATCTTCTTCTTCTAGATTGTTTAGTTTCATATCACAAGCTCTCATAACTAACAGATCTTTTTCTGGATAGTTCTTTAGCTGTTCATAAACTAATGGACCTGGCTTATCGTTGATTTCTGTGATGATGCTACCAAGATAAGTAAGCTCGAATCGATTAGCTGCTTCTGATTCTTTTGCTTTTGAAGCAGCTTCGGATGCTTTCATCTTATCGTTACGAGTAGCAAATCTCATCTTTCCCTTTTGCCCAGTTACCGGAAGGGTAAAAGAAAATGTTTTTTTTAACACTTCAAATCCTATTGTGTCTCCCATGATTTTTCTCACCTCTTTTGTTTTTTATTTTTGGATCAGTTTATCTATCCTCAACTAATGGTTGAGTATAGCTTTCCATAGATTCTGCCATCCAAGAAACAGATTCCTCAACAAGTCCACGAGCATTGTTTTCTCTGTGGTTGAAGAAGATTATGTTATTGTAAACAGTTACTTCTTCCGTGGCATTGTCGGAGAATTGTTTGACGATTTTCAATTTGGATTTCTTTGGAATCCAATATCCTTTTTCTGACGTCAAGTCAACCTTGTCGCTACTATCGCTTTTCCAAAGTTGCTTAATCAGAATATGGTTTAACTTTCCTTTGGAAAGAAAACCAGTAAAGGAAAAATCTAGTGGAATAAGAAGAGGAGTTAGGTATCCACTCTCTCTGTATTCCATAGTATTCATGGAGTCAACAACACCCCAGTTTTCAAATTGTCCGACTTCAATTTGGGCTTGTGTTGCTTCGTCGAACATATAGACGAAGGCTCGTTTGTTAACTACCGGGTATGTTCTTTCTGCTAATATTTGTTCTGCCATTGTTTACTACCTCCTTTTTACTATGCTAATTGAGACGACGTGAATCCTTCACTAATGTTTTCAGAATATCTGAAGATAACTTTGTCTGCTGGGTAAAAGTATTCAATCCCTATGTCAGCGATTAGGTTGCCGGCTTGAACAGATGCGGCTGGATTATTTTCGGAATCACATTTAACTGTGAACCCTTGTCCAATTTCTCCGCCATCAACAAGCTGTTGTAGGAACCCAGAGATAGATGTTTTAACATTGTCTCTCAATACTCCAGTGTGTGGCTTAGAGATTGCCCATGACATTGCTTCTTCAACTGATTCTTCTATCTTGTCTGTGATTCTACGCTTACAAATCTGCGTCCACTTAGGATTAGAAGAAAGGGTCAATCCGTTTCTAAGACGATAACCACGACCAGTTATTAGAGAGATTGGCATTAGCCGTGCCAGGTGTAAGGTCTCACATTCTGACCTAGTCAATGCTCTTTCCAATCCAATGATTCCTAATACTGATTGATTGGAAGGAGACACATATGCAGGAACCTTAGAAATAATTCCAGCGAGTGCGGCTGAGGCTGGAACATTCTTCTTTGATCCAGTCGTGTAATCATAAATGGTTAGCCATGGATATGGGAAGATGGCTCTCTTGCTATCGTATGCAGATGAAGCAGAGATAGCTTGGCTAGGAGTTAAACCAGATGCAACGTTAAGGATACACATTCTATCTAGAAGGCTTTCGCATTGTGCAATTAACTCTACCCAAACTGCTGTCTCAATACTTTCTGCTACCATTAAAATATTAACGGCATCAACAGTTTCTAATAACTTTAACCCAGTAAGAGGATTGGTTGTTCCAATGATCTGGCCAGAAGTAACGGCTCCACCATCAAGGCCGCCCGCTAAGTCTGTGCCGGCTGCTACTGTGACTGCTGGATTACCAGAGGTATCTTTATCTTCGGCCACTACTATCTGTGATTCTGCGTTTATTCTATTGACTAGATAAAAATCAGAATCTTTAACCATGTCTCCGTTCTGATAAAGCTCAGTAATGTTGGCAGTATCATCAGCAATAACAACAGTAACTTTTCCACCAGTTGTGCCTGTGGTAATTTTTACGTTAATGTTGTCGCCAGATACACCGTAATCTTTAGCTTCAATTTCTAACGAGTCAGCTGAAGCCCCATCTTGAAATGTGTAGGAAGATTTGGCTGCACCAGATCCAACAACACGACAAGCACGAATAGTTTGTGCACCATTTTGAAAAGAAGTATTAACGTTTTCCGCTAGGTTGTATCCGGTTTTTATACCACCATATATTCTTTCAAATTCTGAGTAACTACTCACCTGTCTTGCTTCGTCTACTGGTCCCTTGCTTGCTGTTCCAACCATGCCGATTACTCCTGTGGCAATCGAACTAATAGGACGTGGGCCTGAATCATTTTCTTCTGTATATACGCCTGGAAGTATCTTATCTGTCATTGTAATCCTCCTTGTTAATAAAATTTTCTGACCGGTTATTTAAATTCTTAGCGAACGATTCACCTCCCAAAAGATTAGTTTTCTTATGCTGATTCAATTGTCTCTACTCCTTGTCCGGGTCCACCACCAGTCCAATGGACACTAAGCATTGTTTTAATAATGTCAGTATACTCTTCATCTCCGGCCGGTTCAATTTCTGGTCGTTGAGTGGAGAGTTCTATGGTTGCATATTCATCAAATATTTTATCATGTTTCTTGCTTCCATAAGATATGTTATTAACTTCTGAATCGATAAGATAATACTCAGGATCAAACTCATCAAAGACTAAGCGCGGATTCTTCCTTAATGCATTAACAACTTTCCATGTCAATATATCAAGGGCTTTCCTTGCTGCCTCAGGGCTTGACTCATGTCTGGTGTAGACTCTAATGTCAAGCGGCGTGAAGACATGTTGAACTTGTCTTGTATCTCCACGATAGAATATCTTTTCTCCTTGTCCTCGCCCTATCCCTATGGATGGATACTGTGAAATGAAGTCGTCGTAGCCATCAAGGTCGTCTACCTCTTTGACTTCGGCGATATCTTCTAGGTCAGAATCGTTCTTAAGTAGATATATTATTCTTGTTATAAGTCTAAATATCATTTATCTATACCTGTTTTCATATGTATATGTTATGTCACAAGTGGCTGGAGAGCAAGTTAATTCTATTTGATTAACCCCTGGTTCTAACGAGAAGAATCCTTCATCTTCGGTTTCAGTTATGTCAACTATTCCATTTTTAGTTATCTCTCGCTCTTCCATATTAAAAACAATTACATCCCCATCTACTACTGTCTTCGCATAGTCAGTAGATTCTCCGGTGGTGTTGTTTTTAAGTTCAATGGTAACGGTAGGGGCTCCTGTGAAGCCAACTCTAAATACTGGGTAAGAGTTTTTGATCCCAGTTATATTTATAATGAACGGAGCAGAATACTCAAAGCTAGATGAGATAGGATCTTCTGCCCAGAAAGGATCCTCTGCTTCAAACTTAACTCCCCACGCAGCTTCATGTGGTGGCCAAGCTTCGTATGATTCTGTATGCGTAAGAGGTTCTTTCCTTATAACCGATAAGAACCTATCTTGATCTCCAAAGTAAAATTTACCCTTTGGTTCCCTTACTCCTGATATTATACTGTCAAGTTGCTGTCGCATTGCACCGGTTGTATATGCTCGTATGTATCCGTTTAGCATGACAATCTTCTCACCTTCGTCATTTAATTGAATCCAACATCTTGTAGTCTCAGCATTAAAAACAAAATCATTGTATTTAATATAAGACATCTATTGTTTTTTCCTTAATTCAGAAAATTTTAATTTATACTTTAAATAAAATTTCTCAATTCTATTGGCAATCTTCATTACCTTTATTAGTTCATGGTGGTAGGAATAGATTAGCTTGCTAAGATATTTAATTATTTCCTTATCAGTTGTTCCCATTGGAAATTCTCCCTTAATAAATTCTTTAGCTAATGTTTCGTGACTAACGTTCATCCGTAATTAACCTCCATGGCTTGTTCTTCAAGTGTAGTTGATTCCAAGTCTGTGTTTTTAACAGCATCGAAATTGAAATGCGTGTATGGATCAACGTTTCCTTCTGGTCCAATGTTTGGGATACTAGTTACATAGTCAGCAAGAACACCCCAAGCTTCTTCCCACCATGTTTCAAACATATTTTTAAAGTCAATGTTCTTACGAGAGTCTCTATCTGATTGCCCACCACCTATTCCAGAGGCAATGGAACGATTGAATTTATACAACGTAAACTTTAAAGATAATGATTTGCAGATTAGAGAGGTTGCTAGGGTAGCTTCTCCAATGTTTAAATCATAAGCTTCAGCAACGGTAAGGGTGGCACCATCTACTTTTACTTTGTAAGCTGGCTTTAATAATTTGTAAATCATTCTATAGGCCTGAGATTGTCTAGTAGTTACAAGTGCATCAGGAACCATGCTTGCTTCATCCAATTGACTTACTGCTCTTATTGTAGCTAGATCTGAAAAAACCATTTTTACCTCCAGTTATTCTGCTCCGTGATACCTTCTATTTTCTGCTCGAAAGTCTATGAATTGTTGTATCAATCCTTTAAGGACTCCTGTCTGTTCGATGTTTTTTTCTGTACTAGTTTTAAGATGGTTGTTGATTGTGTGCGTAAAACTATCGGTAAGTTCTTTCCTTTCTATGGTTGTTTGATCAAGGGTCTTTATGATGTGCTTAACTAATACATGAACGATCCATAGTATTACTCCGATACATGATATTGTTATAGCTATCGTCGGTCCAAAATTTCTTACTAATTCAAACATAGTCATGAGTCCTCCTTACTTTTCCTTCACCACAATAGGCTCTGCATTTTCTCCTAGTTGTTACTTCTTGAAATTTCATACCATGTTGATTCTCCGGCGTCCCAAGTAATCATCAAAGTATCTCCCTTTCCAAGAGTCATATCAACACCGCTAGAAAGTTCTACATTGTCCCCATCGTTAATCGTAACCGTATTGGTGTCGTGAGTTCCCTGGATGATACAAGTTTGACCGTCATTCTTTCCGTCATTTATGGCTGGGTCTGTGTCAAGAATAACTGCTCCACCATTCCCAACAACTCTCTCAATCTTGTCACCACAAGTTATTGCTCCATCATTTGCCATTGACTGATCTGCCCCATCACAAAAATAAATGTGATCGCCCATTGCAACCCAACCATCAGCATTTTCATCTGCTACAACAATAGCAGAACCAAACGATTGAGTGATATATAAATCGGCAACCCCGCTTATTAACTTCGTGGCTGGTGATAATGCTATCGGATAAACATCAGCGTCACCATCGTAATCATAAGGAATATATGTCCTTCCGTTATCAATGGTATTGTCGGCAAGAGTAATTGTCCTTGCCCCGGCATCATCTCTTGACCCGATGTAAAAATAAGAACCATCGGTAGTAATACTTCCAGAAGTTGTGTCCATCTCAAAGGCCATGCCATCACCAAAAGAAATTGGAGCGTCGTTGCTTCCCGACATAATATTAACGTGTCTGGCTTGGACTGCCCCTATATTGATAATGCCACCAATAGAACCTCCCCCGGGAGTTCCAGTATCAAACTCAAGATTTCCCACAGGCCCACCAGAGGTAACATCCCCGCTTGTAATATATACGCTTCTTGTGTCGGTCGAAGATGTCGGCTCTATAACAATGTCCCCATCAGCAGTCAAGGTATAATCAGCAACTCCTGAATCGTGAAATGCTGTAACCTGTGGAACAAAGCCACTAGTGGCTAAAGTATTCTCAAAACCATAAATCAATGACCCTGCATCTGGGTTTCCAGTTTCCCCGCCAGTGGCTTTGAACGAAGCGGCAGTTTCCCCTTCGGCTAAATCCTCGGCATAAACATACCCAGCAAAAGCGGCAGAATTGTCAGCCGCAGTATAAAGTATACTTTGCACATTTTCATAAGCATTGGTTGTGATCTCAGCCGCACCAGCTCCAGCAGTAAAAGATCCAATCGCAACCGTGCGAGCAGTTTCATCTTCAACATCAAGTTTAGTGTCTGGCGTGGAATCTCCTATTCCAACATTTCCTGCGTCTGCCTCAACAATTAAGCCATATTCCCACGTTCCCGAAACTGTGATTGCTGCCTGACCTTCAAACGTAAGGCTGGAATTTTCTATATTAAGTCCGAAAGTATCATCTTCAAACCCAGTTATTGTAGGATCTAAAACAATGTTCATTCCAACTAATTCCCCTGACGCTCCTAAAGCGGTAGGTCTTACTGTTAAATCAATACCAGTAATGGTAGGTGCGGCTCCAGAACTTTGAGAAAGTAATGTCATAAGAGTAAACTCATCTGAGGGAGCGTCTACTTGAACATTAACTCCGTTAAACCCAATATCAACGTATGGATTTCCGCCTCCTAAAATTTGAAATGATCCATTTGGGTCGGTTACGTCATATGCTAAATCATATGCACCAAGAGTAGTGGTTCTAGTTTCCGTCAATGTTCCACCTAATCTTACAACTGAGCTTTCCTCGATTACGCCATCTTGAAAAGTTATTGCACCTTGATAGTCCGTTCCTTCGGCTGCTATTACCACGTCACCATTTGGAGCAAACGCCCCTAATATTCCACCAACCGCCCAGCCTGAACTTCTTAACCCACCATTGGCAGCGATAACTCCTACGTCTGATTTTATAGCATAATTTGTTCCTGTGCCTGTTGCACCTGAAACATCAAGATTTATTCCAATGTGATCCTGGTTAGTATGAGTTCCAGCCAATTCTATTTTTGCACCAACCAAATCTTGTGCGGCATCAGTTGCTTCTGGTGTTGCATAAATATATAGCCCTTGAAAGCCCCACGTTCCGTCAGTTGTTCCATAAATTCCTAGCCCTATTCCATCTTTAACTTCGGCAACAATGACGTGTTCGTCTGAATCGGCTTGTCCAGTATCTCCCCTTGTCGCAACAATGTTAGCATTGGAAAAGTCTATTGGGTTAGCGTCTGTTCCAAAAAATGATTCGTTATCAACAAACATTCTATCCTCAACTTCTAAATTACCTCGAAGAAAAGCAGAACCTTCTGATGAAATTGTCTCAAACCTTGCTCCGCCAGAATATTCGCTTTCACCAACTACAAATAATCCGGGTCTTGCCCCATTTTGACCACCACCAATTTCAAAGCAAATATCACCGCCAGGAAAAGCGGCTAGGTCAGAGCTGTTTGTCCTAAACATAAGATCAAAGGCTTCCTCTGTTCCTTCACTAACAGCTTCCATAATAAAATCATCATTGAATCCTAAAAGATGTCCGTTAAAATCTCCAGTAAAGGTTATACCGAAACTGCCCGGACCATCCTCGCTTACTGTTTCAGATATGGCGATATTATCAATGTATTCAGTATGAGTGTTGCCAAACCCTACCGAGAATCCAATGTATATTTGATTTGCTGCCGGAGCTTCAAAAGTCGTAACTGAAAATTGTGTGTATGCTCCAGTTGTTTCTGCATTGAAAATATTATCATTCCCTTCACCGCCCGGAGTATAAGCATCCCATTCTTCGTTTGTGAAGTTATAAATTTCTGTTGCAGTTGCAGGGGGAGCATCCCAAAATATGGCAGAAATATTTCCCGGAGCTGATTCTGCACTTCCGTAAAATGTAACTGTATATTCTGCACCTTCTACTACATCTTCTACTAATTGTGCAAGAATAATTGCTTCGTCAGTTGTGCCGAACATCTTTCCTGAATAAGTTCCAGCATAAACATTGACTGATTCTTGCTCAAGAGTAGCAGGTGTAGCCATTGGAGAGCCTACGGTAAAAATATCCCAATCGGTAGGATTGAAAGCATCATCCCAAAGTTCTAGTGTTCCATTTTCTGTAAGGTTAGGAGTAGCAACAGACCATCCATTATCATTAGAAGCAATCGCTAACGCACCTATTGAACTACTTGGTGAATCATCTTCGTTGCGATTTATCAAAAGACTTTGAACAAAGGCTGTTTCACCAGGTGTAAGCCCAGATGACCTATAATTAACTTGAAACAAAGAAGGAACCTCTTCGTCTGGAACCACCTCAGTAACAACCTCGCTTGAACCAATGATAACTGAATCCGTTAAGGTTGTCGGATAAATAACTTCATTTATTAAATCCCTAGCCCATAACCCACCGGCCGAAGAATCAACTATCCAATCTCCATTGTCGATACCACCAATTAAGCGGTAAAGAGTATTCGTATCAATCTGATAACAAACCATTCCTTCAACACGACGCGCAGGAGTAATCAATAATCTTTCTGCTTCGTTGGTTGTAACCTTGTAAGATCCTTGAATTTGATCAGAAAATCCCGATGCAAATGTATTGAGAATGTTTCCAACTGTGACACCGGCCGATACCTCAGTTCCAGTATTATATTCAATCGCAAAAACAGGAGACAGGCTTAGTAAGAATATAAAAAGAAATAAAAGTTTTTTAATATTTTTCATTATTGTACCTCAATATCATATGTGCCCGACAATAAATTATTTGTTCTATAAAGATTATAGCTGGCAGCATGTCCAGAAGCATTCGTGTGCGATTGAACTGATAATGTCCAATCAGTATTAGTTAACCCATTAACCTTAAATGTTGCTGTGCCCCAAGCTGCTGGATAGCCAATGGTAATATATTGAATTGAAGGAGAAATACTAAAAGTTGTTGTTCTTGATGTTGATAGTGGATTGCTTGCCAATGCTAATATGTCGGCATCGTCAACGGTTGCTTCATCAGTTGCACCATAATATTTTCTATATCTAAAATATACACTCGTAGAAGAGTTGTCAGTATTAACGCCATCTCCTACATTTAGGGTATATGTACGATTGGTTGTGTACGAACTAGAATCACCATATGTTCTTAGCGCTACAGCTAATGCTCCTATTCCCTGGTTAATAGATTGTGATGTAATATCTTTATTTATAGCCCAGTTCAAAGTAGTTGAACTAACAGTGGATCCTATCTCAACAGCGTTTACGGTATTTGTAAATGACGTTATATTTGGAGCAACATATAAAAGATAATCTATTGCATCTTTTAGAGAATCAAGGGTAGGATATTCTCCGTTGTCATAATATATAGAATCGTTTGTTAATGTTCCTGTCATTTCGCCACCAGTTATGTGAACAGAAAGAGGATCTACTTCTTCGGTAACGCCACCGGATCCACCGCCTGCTCCTGTTACAGCTGCAAGACTAGGAAGCATTAAACACGAAATAATGAACAGGGATATAAATAACTTTTTCACTAATTGATTCCTCCTTTTAGTAATACCATACTTCAGCCTCTAGTGTTACCCCAGAAAGCGGAGCTGAAAACCAAAACACCGATCCCTTATCGTAATAAACTCTTTGTTGATTCCAGTAACATTGTTCATCCTTTATCGATCTGAATGGAGATGTTAGTGCGCTTCCGTGATGCTTTCTAATTACTCCGCCATTTGCGGTAAAATCAAAAGCCAATACCATTCCATCGTTACAATATAATGGGTACATTGTATTGGCAGATGAAAAAGTTATATTAGTAATACGACTACCTCTTGGCGGAGTATTGGAATTAACTATGGCCAGGGCAGACTGAGCAATCATTAGACAGACAAAAATACTAATCAGAATCTTTTTCATTATTAACATCTCCTTATGTTTTTGTTTCGATAGGTGCAGCGGGGACTTCTATCTCTTCACCTTTGATTTCTTTAATTCTTTTTATGATCTCGGCCTTCTTCATTTTTGGTATTACTTTAATTCCAAGATTGGTAGCGTATTCTTTCAACTGATTCCAAGGCATGGTATCGTATGTTTCTTCACCTGACTCTAATTTTGTTTCTACAGTTTCATATATCTTGACTTCGCCACGATAGATTAGCCCACAAACAAACTGAGTAAGATCAACTTCAATTGGCCCTCCACCTGAAATTGCTGCTCCATTCTCCGGGTCTGCGTAAGCGTAATTTTCATTTTTTAAAGTTATTTTTATTTTCATTTTTTATTCCTTCCTTCTTAATTTTAAGGATAATAGGGGCAGTTGACCTGCCCCTATTCAATTATCATTGCGCTGGGAGATTATCCCTGTTTCAATACCTTACAACAATCCTGCATTAGTTTGCCGTAGCCAACTACTTCAGTAATCGCTGTTCCCTCAAATTGCTGACTGATGATTTTCTCATGCTCAGTAATAAGCTCGGTCTCATAAACCTCTTCGATGGCGAAGCGCTTATCCATCCCAATGACGTAATTCTGAGGAGTTGATCCTGATGGATCCGGAATCATTGTGGCACCAAATGGTTTTGGCAACTCACCGGTCTTCATAGTATCTAGCCCTGCTACAAGAGCATTGCTAAATTGACTCATGTTTAAAATTGTTCTTACCCGTGCAGGTAGAGCAATTAAAGTGGTCAACTGGTAACCACTACCATAGAAGGCCATAAGTAGCTTCAATAAATCATCATATGCAAAGGCACCAGCGGCGGTAGTCGAAATAACTCCAGCCGGATTGCTGTTACCATCACCATTGATAATTACACCCAGGGCTTCAATGAATTTATCTTTCTCAATCTGTAAGCCTAGTGCTTGAAGAAATACAGAAACAACGTCAAGTTTCTTTCTACGAAGAGCTTCGTATGAAGCTTCTAAGTAACGACCGTATTTCACAATCGATAATGTGTGCTCAGCTGTTCGAATTCTAACTCGTGGCAAGTCTCCGAACTCTGACGTTCTCTTTAATGATCTGTCTGCTGCAACCGAACCGGCTTCGGTATCAGTCATGTAAAGAGTTTTGTAGGAATTGTCGTCAATCTTAGTCCTGGTAGCTACGATATCTTTTAGATATGAAACCATTTGTTGCCCTGAACGAACCTGTCTTGCAACAAACTCAGGAAATAAAACTGAACTGTCGGATGTTGAGAAGAACCTTTCGACAAAGTCACTTCCTTCACCCTTGATCTTAATCCCAGATTTAACCAATTGTCGCTCGAAAGCGTCTAAGTGGTCTTCTGGTTTAGAAGGATCTAGCTGCTCCAAAAGAGAGGTTAGCGAGATTCCACGAGACATTGCATGTGCGTAGGATCCTTTTTCTACATGAATGTCAAGTGCTGCGCGCTTAACTTCTTCCGGCATATCGCTGTCTTTTGGCACGACTGGTTGTCGTACGCCTGCTATTTTTCTGTCTGCCATAATTTAATTCACCCCCTCGTTATTCTTGTAAGATTGTTACGTTACCGTCGACACTAAAAGTTGAAGTATCAATTACCTTTGGTCTACCACCTGAATGGCCAACCGCTGTAGTTCTGACACCACCAACACCATCAACAACTACTCTATCTCCTACCGCAGGAGTTACTCCTGAATAAGGTAGGACAACATAACCTTGATCCTGAACTGTGACTGCGACTAAATCTTCATCAACGATCATTAGCTTACCAGCTAAATCGTTTCCGTCACTTCCTAATCCAACAGTTTTACTCGCTGTGTGAGTGACTGCTTTGTTAAGGTGAGTAGATGTAAGATTGTATCCAGAAAAAGATGTAAAGTGTCTGTTGATACCATCATAATAAAATCCGTCGTTTCCTCTGTTACTTGGCATATTTTTTTCACCTCATTTATTGTTTAATAAAATCCGTTAAGGCCGGATTACTTATTCCTTTTTACTACTTGGAACGGTGCAAAGTCAAACTCAGTTTTGTTTTCTTTGTCACCACGATTGTCGTCTCCTTCTTCGCCCTTGCTTTCGCTTTTTGGCGGAAACAAGATATCAAATTCTGCATTGACGTCTTTTTGATATCGCTCAATAGATTCAAAATTAAGAGTTTCTTTTTCAAATCTCTCTTTCATACGGTCATGGCGTCCCATGTCTTTGGTTTCGCTATGTTCACAAACGACCTTTAGCATACGCAATGTTTCTTCTTTGGTTTCAACTATTTTCTTTTCACCTAGTTTAACCAATTCTTGGCTTTTGTCAGCGAGATCTTTACTCTCTTTGACTTCTGCCTCAAGTTTATCGATCTCTTGTGCTGCGTCATAGAGTCGATCCTTAATCGTTTCTAAGTTTGGAGCAGTAGCAGATTCGTCTGCTCTTGCGTCCTCAATGATCTTAGCCTGATCCAACAAATTTTCTGATAGCTTCAAAATGTTCACCTCCCTCTTAATAATGAATTGCCTGAGCAACATCTTATCCAAAGACTATTCCTTGTTAGAAGAATAGCCAGGATTGATGCTATCTCCCCCGGCCGATTTTTTCTGCGAGTAAAAAGCTTGACTCGCCAAACCTGACTTTGCAAAATCGATACTCTCCATTTAGGAGTGCTCCTTCGAATTCGATGATCCCTCCTGGCTTAGTTGAATATTCTCCAGCTTCCACTTCTCTTGATCTACGATATTCGACAGTATCAATTGGCTTACAAAACATTGTTTTCGAAATGGTAATAGGAAGCTTGAACCAACGCCCATCATTAAGAAACAATTGATGGAAAAGATTCTTGCCTTCCCATGTTTTTAATAGGGTATAAAATTTCTTACCCTTTAAAACATTTTGGTAACGGTTAAGAGAAACCTTGGCCCTTGATCTTAAGGTTGACGTACTCTCCTCTTCGCACACAGATTTAATTTGATTGAGTCGTGCTAGTGCATTTTTGTAATGCGGGATATCTACCCTACCATCTTTATCTTTAAATGGAAGGTGTCGAGCATTTTTGTCATTGCACTTCTTAGATTGGTATGCTCTTTCAACAACAGCAAAGGAAGAGTTAGGAAGAGTATTGATAAAAGCAGTTGTCCACTTAACCCTATCTTCTTTTGGGCTTCCTTTCTTTTCTTCTTTGCTGTTATCGTTTGAACCAACAATTCTTTTTGGATCTTCAATTTTGTTCTTAAGGAGTTTCTCGACGGTAACCAATGTATCTGGCTCATCTTTGTCTGGGCGTCTATCAAGTACTGATGGTTCATACCATCTGTATTCGTTGTCTTGTTTATTAACATATGCAATCCTTACTCTAAGGATGTCGCCAACCTTGGCTTCAATGTCCGTGGTAAATGTTCTTCCAAGACTAACAAGTTTACCATCATCTTTGAATCCACATTCATAAACAAAAGTTTTACCATCTGTTTCTTCGCTTTTCATAACTTCAACATCTAGTTCGGCAAAGCGTTTCCACTTCCATAGCTTTGATGGTTCTGAATATGTTGAGGATAAGTCTTTTACCATGCAGCCTTCTTTGCTGGCGTTTGCTTGCATGGCATTTAATAATTGTCGGCCGGCTACCCTTGTGTATCTAACGAGAGATACATGCTGTGTTTCTGTTAGCGTGTCTTCCAGAATGCTTCTTCTTTCTTTTAACTCTTCACCTGTTATTGATTTGTCTCCAGCTTGCATAATATCAAAGACTTTTATGGCCAAGCTAAAATCTTCCGTGTCTTTACCATTAAGATACTTAACAACATCATCATGCGAAAGACGCGAGTGGCCACGGCGTTTGATAAGCTCAGCATCAATAATAAATTTCTTTTCTTTGCATTCTTTTAGTTCGCTAACGATTCGTGGCAATCTATCCTGGATCTCTTTGGCTCCGCTAGTAAGGATAACAATTTTGTCTCCGTCACGATGGATCTGAACTCTTATGCCATCATACTTAGGTTCAACAAAAAATTCTCCCTTCTCTTTTAATTCTTTTGGAAAACTAGATAGATCGAAATATTCATTTGTAATTGTTGCGGTCTTCTCAGGCTTAAGAGGTTTGATAAATGTAAAGATGTCTCTTTCGTTTGAAAAGGATCTCCCTGGTCCTGGGCGTTCCTTTCTTCTCATGTCTCCGCCACACTCAGGACATTTTATAGCGTTACAATGAGAATCAGTTTGAACAACATGTTTACACTTAAGGCACTCGCAAGTATATTCAGATCTTTCTCCGGAGGTTGCAAACTTACTAATAATTTTATTTCGTTCTTGTGTTAGCTTGTTTCTGGATTCTTCGGCAACTGAGGTCCCGTATTGGCCACCTTTAAATACAAATGAACCTTCGAGTACAGTTTCGATATCGTCGGTTTCATACCAACATAGTTTTACTACGCCGTCTATTGCATATTCTTTTCCAGGGATATGATCGCATGAACGAATATCTCCATTGCAAACCGAGCATAGAGCTTTCTGATAACTCCAAGAGATTGACACTTCCATGTAAAGCCCGGACTCAATTCCAATGAGTAAGTCTTCAGAGGTGAAGCCATCTACAAAGGTTAGATTCTTTGGCCAATAAAACCATGTCCTTAACCATTCGTGGCCGTCTTCTCGCTTAACAACTTCAGCTTTAAAGAATCTTCCGATTGGTAAGGAGTTTTTATTGTGTCCGATAAGAAC